CGTTTATGCCCCGAATGCTGTGCCGAATGAACCGCCACGCCTTTTAGCGTCTAATACGCCAGAAACAGCTGCGTTTTGTATCTGCGGCAACATATTCATCACCTCTGTTCTGACTGTCTGCGCTACGCCAGTGGTTAGATTGATGGTTTGGTTTACGGTTACACCGCCACCGCCACCCATAGCGTTATTAGGAACTATAGTGCCGCTTTGATTAGGCACGAACATTTCTGCACCGCGCTCCCCGACCATATACGCCTTACCAGCCGATACCGCACCGCCATTAGCTCTAAAGCCGCCAAATAATGCGCCTAGTGGATTGCCGCCACCGCCCATACCGCCCATAATGCTGCCTAACGCCTTACGCGCGGCTATACGGGCTAAATCAGATAGTATGCTATTAGCCATACCTCTAAAGGCTTCTTTTGCAGACATAGTGCCAGTGACCATTCCAGCAAACGCATCTTCTAACTTGTTTAAGCTATTTACTGCAAGCTGGTCTAAGCTTTTGCCTACTTGATGCGATGCATCTTCATACTGTTCTAAAGCAGTTTTTGTGAGCTGTAACTTAGGGGATAAATCACCTACCGCGCTAGATAAATCGCCAAACTCATCATAAAGAATTTTCGTGCCTATTGCCGCAGTGTTAGTGCTTTCTGCCAAGCCGCCAGAACCACCTAATTCGGTGTTCATGTTCTCAACAGAATTTAAAAGCCTGTTAAAAGCATCATTAGTGCTTAAAGTTATAGTGCCTAGCTGCAAAGTTTCTTCGCGCACATTCCCTGCTTGGCTTTGCAATTCTTCTAAACTGCTTCTTAACGTGCCTACAACTGCAACTGCGCTTATATTGCGATTAGCTAAATTTTCTAATTCCATACTTACTAAAGCAATATTTTCTGCTGTTCTGTTAGCAGGGTCAGCAAGGCGGGATAAAGATAGCTTTATTTCTGCCATCGCATCAGAAAAATTCTGCGAACCGTTCATGCCGCTTAATTTTTCAAATTTCATAATTAAATCATTAAAAGATTTATCAAACTCTGCGCTGGTTATCCCGCCTCCAAAAAAACGCTCTAACTGGTCAAAGCCTTTTAAAATATTGTTAATTTGACCGATTAGGATATTTGCAAATTTTATCATAGCCGCGCTAGCATCGCGCGTAGCGATTATTATGCTTCTAGCTAGATTTTTGCCGAACTCCTCTACACCGCCAGCATCTTTAATGGCGGCAAGTAACTTGTTTCTAATTGTATCTGCTACAAGCTGAAATGCTGGTGCAAGTGCGCCCACTACGGTATCACGCAAGCCTGTAAACAAGCTGCCTAGCCGCGTAAATGCATCGTTAGCTTCTTCTACGTTTCTGGCTGTAGAAGCAGATAATAAAAGGCCAAAATCTGCGGCCTCTTTAGATATGCGCCTTAAACCTTCGCTGCCCTCTTCTAGCACCAGCAATAGCTCTGATGCCCTGCCACCGAATAGCTGTTGAGCTATAGCAGAACGCTCTGCGCTGTTTTGTACGCTCTCAAACCTATCGGCAATCAATTCCAATACTTTGAACTGGTCACCCATTACGCCATTCAAATCATCGGCAGAAATTCCTAAAGCATCAAAAGCGTCTACAGCTTCGCCTGTGCCATCGCGCACAAAATCAATCATGCCTTTATTTAGCGTTCTAACGCCTCTGGCAAGCGTATCTATCTGGATGCCAGATAAATCTGCTGCAAGCTCTAGTTTTCGCAAATCTCTAACAGATATGCCTAGTGTTCGGGATAGTTTGGAAATGCGGTCTATGCTGTCTAGAGAAGATTTTACCAGCAAGCCCAGACCAGCCGCACCAGCAACAGCAGCTATAGAAGTTTTAAAGCTGAATAAAGCTTTGCTTACTCTAGCCAAACTTCTACGCACTGCGCTAAAAGCTTTTTGCGTTACATCAACGGCAGTAATTTTAAATTTAAGATTTGGCTGCGCCATCTTCTACCACCTTGAAATAAGCAATCCACTCGTTAAACTCTGATAGGCTCAACTCTTCTATCTCGCCTTGAGTTTTGTGTAAACGATCCGCCAAAGCCATAATGTTAAGCCTTAACGGATCGCTTTTTAGTTTTTTTCCTGTTCCTCAATCTCCACAATATCGCCAAACATCTTGCCAGCGATATCGGCTATGAGGCTGACAGGCTCGCGCATCAACGTTGCTTTATCTTCTAACGTAAAAGCGCGGTTTCCATCTGCATCTTCTGCCTTTGTAATAATCAGGTCAATCATGCCATCGATAGTCATGTTATTAAGAAAGTCTTTGTGCTTTCTTTGTAACTTAGAAATATCGCCAGCAGTAATCGCTCCAACATACAAAAGAACTGGCGCATCATCACCCCATTCGGGAACTTCGATAACGCGCCTTTCTTTATTGCGGTTAGCCGCAATCTGATTACCAATAGACATAATTTAGACAGTACCTTCTGAAAGTGCGCCTGTGCCTTGGAATGAAACCGAAGCTTCTACCATCCCATCGAATGATGCGTTGATAGTGCGCCCTGTTACAATAATAGAGCCTGATAGCTGGTGATCGCCACTGGTATCGCCCTCAACTTGCACCGCAATAGTGCCTGTATCGCCTACCTGTACGTCTAGCTGGCCTGTGTCTGTATCGTCAAAATATACATCCATAGAGCCGCTAAATGATTTAAGGCCGCTAGTATAAGTGCGGTCTGTATCGCCAATGCTGCTATCTTCGATAACATCCATTGTTTGCTCTAAAGAATATGTGCGAATTTCGCCAATAGTGTTGCTGCCGATTTTAACAACACCGTCTTTACCCACTAAAGTTGCCATTTAAAAATCTCCTATTAAGCGGCAGTTTCTACGTCATTTTCAAGTGTGCGGTATTGCACCTCAACAGTGAAACGGGCTATAGCAAGCGTGGTTTCACCATCGCCACTATAATCCGCTTCAAACGCGGTAACTTGTAAATCTTTTGCCAAGCCACCAAGCGTTACATCTGCTGCTAAGGCTTCCTCTACCTCTACAGCAATAGTGTCTAGCGTGTTATCTACGTTTGTCATATTAGTAACAAACGCCTCTACGCCAATTTCTAAAACCCTATTTATAGAACGCGGTATGTGTAACGTATCGAACTCAACCGCCTCTGATTTACTAAAAACAGCTAAAGCTGGTAGCTTAGCCTTCTCTAATGGGAAAACGCGGCTGCGGTAAACATTGCTGCCAGTAGTAGACAAGCCAGTTAACGCTGTAACTACTGCATCCCTAATCTGTTTTCTAACGTGCGCCATTAAGCTGGTACTTCTAAAACAAAAGTTGTAATGCCAGTGCCATCATCTTGCACTATTCTAACAAAGTGGTCTAACCCGTTTATGCGGAACTGGTCGTTTTCTGCTGCATTAGCTACGTCTGCTGTTCTGCATACAAATCTTTTTTGTTGCATCGCCACGCCTACATTACCGCCTACATCCACTTCGATAAACTCGCTATCAAAAATGCCTTTAACGTTAGACTGCCCCCCAGCCAGCGGAAAATAAACGGCAGTAATGCCAAAATCATCAGTGCTAAAAAATATAGCTCTATCATCTGCGGTTTCTACAGCCATTACTCTGCGCTTTCAGCCTTAACCTTTTTAACTGGCGCATCCTTTGATGCAAACCCTCTGGCTATAAGCTTTTCTGCTATAGCCTTGGGCAAATCATATTCTTTGCCTTTTGCCAAAGCCTTGCCATCGCCTACGCAATCTTCTTTGATGTAAACCTTCATTTTTTCTTGCCTCTTTTGACAATTGCGCCAGCAGATTTTCTTGTTAAGCCTACTGCGCGGTCAGTGATGCTAGTATCATCGTGCGGCTGCGCCTTGCCAATGTTAATTAAATCAAGGCCAATGTTATCTGGCAAATCTATAACATCGCCAGCAGTAACCTCTTTGCCCTGCACTAAGCAAGTGCGTGTAACTTTTACCTTCATCACAATCCCCTATAAAGATAGCAAGGGCGGCTGATACCGCCCCTGCTGTTTATATTTAGGCATCAATGTCCAAGCAAGCCGCAAACGACTGTGCGTGGCGCACTGCAATGTCCATCTCTTGCATGACGCGGATGCGTACTGCACCTGATGAACCGCCTGTATATGGGTCAATCAGGATATCAGGAGTAGAGAAGAAGCCCATCATTAGCTGGCTAAAGTCACCGAAAATCAACGCAGATGCAGTTGATAGTGTGCCTTTAGTTAGGTCTGATGG